ATGGGGAGAAAGTGAGAGAGGAGGGATTCATCCTCATATAATTGTTTTAATAATTGAATTCTATCTGGTGCTCGTTTTACAGATAGATAATAAGCAAGACCAGAACACATACATGGTAAAAATCTGTACGCTACATCAGCTTGATTAGAATAAACTCCAGCGTCTTCAATTCTATTGATAGTGTAAAATTTTAAGGTAGTAAAAGTTGTTGCATCTGGTGCAAGGTATAAATTTATTGTTGGTGTAGTTTGTCGATCAACAAAATATTGTGAAGGTTGTCCAGTTTGTAATTTATTAGGTAAAGCTGCGTAAGCTGATCTATCTATTTTTGTTAATGAGAGATCGTTTGTGGATGAGGTATTACCTGCTGCATTAGTCGTTGAAATATAAGCCTCTAAAACATCATTTACATTACTAGCAACAGAGTAAGTTGCAGTTCCAGCTACCAATGTAATTTCATTTAATTGTACTTTCCAAAGATGAACACCTCTATTGCCCCACTCCGAAAATAAAAGATTTAAACTTCTTCTTGCACTACGTAAGTCTTTTCCGCTATTAGTCCGCATACCACATCTCTCGTATGCTTCTTCAATAATATCATCGATATTTAAATCGAATGCTGTAGTTCCTGACGTAGCCATAATTCATTACATTAAATCTTTATAATAATCTAAAGACTTTCCTACTGGTAAACTTTCATCTTGTAAGCCCGTGCCCGAAGTTCTTGCTGCACCAAAACCTCGCATTTCACCACCTATAGATTTGTTCCTAACTACATCAGAAATTCTTTTTGCACCTTTAGGCTTAGTTTCTGTTTTAAATTTTCTTACATATTTTGAAATGTCGTCCTCTTCTGCCATCACTCCTTTTTTAGCTTTTAACATTTTACCTTTTTTGGCAAAACCCATTTTTTTGGTTACATCTGGTCTTTCTGCTTTTAATTTTCTTAAGCCCTCACCTTTAGGACCTTCTGGTATTTTTTTCATAGTATCTCCTCAGATTGTTTTAATTTTTCCATAATTTTCTCCTTAGATTTCTATCATACCACCATAATACTTTTTGGTAAAGGTACTGACATTTGTTGGCTTACCACCGACTCCTTGAGCCTTACTTCTTTTCCTCGCAACGGCACTCCTCTTTTGAGAGTCTGTCATCCTTGCTGCTTTTGCAGCAGGCACGCATTTTGGATAAGCTCGTTTTTGATCTGCTTTTAATTTTGATCGACCGCATGGTGCGTAGGAACCATCCTTTCGCTTGCTTCCAATATCTACCCATTTTTGTGAAAACCATTTTTTAAGACTCATTAAAATACGCCTTTAAAACCTTTGCCTCGTATCGCTGCTCCCGCTCCTCGTACCTCACCACCTAATACTAAACCTCTTGTAGTTGTATCTATTGTCATTGATCTAGAGGGTTGCATCTTATCTCTTGATTGTGGTTCTCTAATGTATTTTTTCTTTTTTTTATCTTTTTTTTCTTTTTCTTTTATTTTTTCTACAGCTACTCCAACGTTAGCCTTAGTAATTTTATCCAATGCGTTTGCTTGTGCTTTGTGTAAACCGGACGCTTTATGAAGAGCCTTTGCTACTTCCTTGACTTTAGCCTCTCCACCTACTTTTTTACCAGCTGGTTTAGGTCCCTTAAAATCTTTTCTTTTAACACCTGAAGGATCTTTAATTTTACCCGCACAAATTTTACTAGCGTATGCGTTCGCATATGCGCTGGGATAAACCGAAAATTTTCGTTTGGCGGCAGCCTTACCTCTTGGGCATAATTTAGTCATGCCAGATTATAACATTTTTTAACTACGCAGTAAACGTCTTGGCTATAGGATTTTTCTTCTTTTTTTTGATTGACAGTAAAACTCTTCTTTTTTTCTCTTTTTCATCTCTAGCGCCACGGATTTTTCCCTCTACTTGTTTGGATATTTGTGATCTACCTATTGTCATTTTATCTCCTAATATTTTAATATAATGTTAATTGAGGAACGTGCCTTGTTTTCTTTACAAGAAACACCTTTATGATTCCAATTGCTTTTAAAAACTTTTGCTTGACCCATTACATCCTTGTAAAAAATATTATTAATCATAGTCCCACCATCTGTTTCAAGTGGAGTATACACTATAGATAAGAAATTGTCTTCTTCTCTGTCTTTATGTAATATACCCTTTTGGTTTTTTAAATAATAATTACAGTGTATTCTAGAGAAAGATTTAGGATTTGTAAACTTAGTTTTATCTAAAATGATTGAAGTAATTATTCTAACATAAATAGATAAAGGATCATTTAAATTAAATTTTTTAAATCTTTCATCTATTTCATCATAAAGACAAAAACAAAAACCAACATGTGGTGTTTTATTATCGTAAGCAGTTAAATATGCATTACTATAATCATCGGATGCTATGTAATAATGCTTAGTTGCTAATATATTTAATAAATTTTTATTTTCATTACTAGGTAATATATTATCTACTAGTATTGGTTGATCAATTTTCAACATATTTTCTTATTGGATTAATTGCATCAAAATTAAATGAAATAATTGTTTTCGAGTTAGTAGATTTATTTAAAGGCGATCTATGTATAAAATAAGATGGAAAAATTATTATATCTCCTTCATTTACTTCAATGGTTCTTTTTTTAAGAGGATCAGTAGGTAATAAAATTTCTGTGCTTGGATTATCTTTATGCAAATTTAAATAATAAACTCCTGTATAATTAGAGCCATGTGTATGCCAACCATGAGTTCCTTCTTTTTTATATTGTTGAAACCAAACATCATAAATGGTGCATTTACTCAATCCAGAAGGTTCTATCATTTCATTTAATTTTTTTTGTAATATTGGATAAAATAACTGTACCCATTTTCTTGATGTGTTTTTACTATTATTCCAATCGAGGCTATGTATATTGTCGTTTTGACCTTTTTCTCTATCATACAAGCTTTCTTTATTTGTTTTAAATAAATCTAAAAGTTGATTTTTAATCTCTTTATGTCGTTCAATGCTTGAGTGAAATAAGTAAGTTTTAAATTCTATTAATGTCATAATGAAGTTTAACAAAATCTATTTCATAAACATTTTTAATTTTTTCTATCTCTTTTTTATTTAATTTATAAATTGGTTCAATATCTCTATTAGCATGTTGAAATCTTAAATCACAACGTGAAATAATTAATTTAATATTGTTTGCTAAATCCTCTATTTTTAGAACATTATGAATATCATCTTGCATAAAATTATGAATGAAATGAGATTGAGGCATAGAATAATAAGAAATATTATTATTTTTTTTGAAATCCCTATCTAAAAACTTTAGTAATGTTTCTTCTTTTGGTATCCAAAGCTCCTTTATACAATGACGCCAAGATGATATGGCTCTTGTAAATGGATCTCTACAAGTTGTAAATTTTAAAACGTTCTCATTTTTTAATTCAATATTTTCTTGATACTCTTTGTATGTGTTAAAAAAGAAAACTTTTTTGTAATTTTTAAAAACATGCATTAAAGTAGTTGAAGCACATTTAGGCATTTTAAAATAAGCTGCATATTCAATCATTTTGGATTCTACTTTTTGTAAGATATTTTTTAATTGTAGAAAAATAATAATCTACCCATTGAAAGTCTTTCCAATTTTTAACAAATTTAATTTTTATTTTTTTATCTGTTTCAAATAGCATGTAGCATAATGGAGTGCCTTTTTTAACAAATATATGATTTTTATTCTTAGGTAAAGGCAAAAATAAATTTAATTCTTGATAATCTTTAGATGCATTAATTATACCAGGAACTATCTCAAAATCTGAAAAAGTCCACCAAGGGTTATTTATAATTATAGGAGAGGAGCAATTTATTTTAATATCAAACATTAATTTTGTTATAGCATAATATTTATCTTGGTTAACATATTTTAAAAACTGATTATTATTGTGTATGCTCAATCTTTTTCCATCATTGAGTATACCTCTTCCAAAATTAGATTCTTTGACACCGTCATGATCATACATGATTTCAAAATCACATGGTGCTAAAAAGCAAATCATGTTTCTAAAATAATTTATAAAACCAGAGCAGCTTCTTATAGATTTACGTCTAAAACTTATGTCAATTTTTTTTGGTATTGTTGGAAAATATTTAGGAAGATTTTTGGGGTATATAACAAAAGATTCTTTTAAAATATTAGAATCAATTAAATTACTACCAACACGAAGTCGGTTAGAAAACATTATACTAAATCTACTGCCTTTCCTATTATTGGTTTGTATTTAGTTTTTTTATCTTCTTTATAAGCTCTTAAATATTGACCTCTTGGTTGAAAAGGTATGTAACTTGCATGTATCCACCCTGAGTTAGGTTCACCGGGCGTGTAGTATTCAAGTATCAATTGGTCTGTTTCACAGTTCATCTTTACCCAGTCAGCAACTTCTGCATTATCTACACCAAGACATTCAAAATCAACGGCCTCAGCTTTTGAATGTTGGCTGGTCAAACTCGATCCTATGGCTACACACAACTCAGGTGAACGATATCCGCTCGTTACCTTCACTCTACCGAATTGATCTCGTACAGGCTGTAAAATTTTTTCACAAAGTGTCTTTAATTTTTCTACTTGATCTGCGTTAGGATTATTGTCAATACCTTTACGTATTGCAGTATCTGATTTGATTAATTCTTGAAGGGTAAAGTTACGACTTAGGTTCATAATTATTTCCAATTTATGTTAATATTAAATCGAGCTTGTTGATCTGTGCAATTTGTACTTGAATGCAAAATAAAAGGATCAAATAATATTATTCTATTCTCTTCAGATTTTACAAACTGATTGTTTATAAAAGTACCTCCGTCACAAGTATTTAATGAAAAAACGGCTCCATTATGTGAAAAAGGTAAATCTTGATGCTCCTCATGTTTTATTAATTTTTCAGTTCTAGTATAACAGTTTACCTTAACTCTTCTCAAAAACCAAATATCTAATTTTTCTAATAAAGGTTTTACTAAATGAAAATGATCGCTATTTACAACATTATTATCGTAAAGTGTATGAGTAAAATAAAAATCTTTTGTACTTTCATTTTCATTAGCCACCTTTTCGTTAAAAAAATAAGGAAATTCACTTGAAAGAAAACATTTTTGAATTTTACTAAAATCACTTTCTGGTAGAAAGTTATTTATTATTTTCATTTATTTAAAATTAATTTTTTGATAGATAAAGATCCATCTATATTTAATTCTAGTTCTGCTTCGGATCTTACACATGCGTATCTTATATTATCAGATACACCACGTCTTGCTTTACGTGCTCCTGCCAAGCATTCTTTAAGTCCAGATTGAATACGCGCCTCTTTTATTTCTCCATTAATCATCATAAGTAATGCCACTACTACTTCAGTCATGTCCGTTACCATTAGCTCTTACTTTATCTTTTAATTCTTCTAGATCTTCTAAAGCTTTTTCTAATTGTTTTTGTGTGAATTCTATATTTACTTTGTTAGTCATATTCTGTTCTTGAGTTTCAGTTAATTTTTCAACATCTCCAAACAACGCTTCGATTAACATAAATTGTTCTTGGTCTGTTGGCAGTTGTTCACTTTTTTTTAGTAGGTCTGCTTGAAATAGTTCTCTTGATGTTTCTAAAGAAGTAAGTCGTGCTGTAACTTCTGTATACGCAAAAACACCCATAGCGACGGCTACAACGATACCAATCATATTTTTGACCGGCATAGCTACTGAAGTATTTTCAGATATCTTCATTTTCTTTTACTTTTTTAATACAATAAAATTTAGCATATAAATTATATTTATTCACCTCTTCCTCACCTATATTTTCTAAAATGTTTATTGATTCTTTATATCCAGACATTGAGCAATTGTAGAAATTTTTATGTAAAATATCATAATTAATTGGAGGTAAACATGTTCCAGATATTGAGGAACATATTATTAAAGATAAAAAATAATTCATATAATTTTATTGTACATTTGGTCCACCACAAAGAGCTAGAAATAAAAATCCTAAAATTAATATACCTGTAAAGTAATAATTCATATTAATCCTATTCATAAGTTTTACAATATTATCTACAAATAGAACAAACTTGTCTAGTGCACCAAAAAATTTATATATCCAC